TGTAAACGTAACAGCCTTGGCGAGGGCGTCGTGTGAAGGACCGGGATCCTCGGGACGGGTACGTACAACTCGATACTTCTTGTCGCGTTTCCACGTGAAACGATACTCGATACTTTCGTCGGATGACTCGTCGTTTTCCGGTATGCTAATATCCTGACCGCTCGTATACCGATCTGTTACATCCTCTTCGCCGTCTATCCCGAAATACCGGACCACCTTGTACACAACCAACGGAGGTGGCTTGGACGTAATACGATTCAAAAACTCGGCGTAAAACGTTGTGATACGTGTGTAATAATACAACGCGTTCATTAAAAAAAAGTTGACGTAGCTCATTTTCATTTAGTAATACATTGTTTCTTTAAATCGTTTTAAAGTTAATAATTCTGTTTACCGATAATGTCGTTAGATCAACGTCATCAACAGAAAGTGTCCGATCTCGACAATCGGCATACGCTAATAACCACCTTACACACGACCATGCGGCGCTTGGAGAAACAAAAGGTACAACACGCGGATGATATATTCGAAGTGCTCCGACTCGACGACGAAATTCACCAAATCCACGATCGTGTTTGTGTGTTGTCGCAAAGCACGGAGACGGACTATCTCATGAAAGTGTCGACCGTCTTGCAGGAGCATAACGAGCTTTATCACCCGGACAAAGAGTTTTCTCAAATCGTAAGCAGCGACCAAGCGTCCATTTGTAGCTACGTCGAAAAGAAATCGCAGAACAAGCGCGGACAGTTGCTCACGTCGTACATGCACAAGATTGAAGGAAGCCACAGCACGTCGGCGGCGCACACACCGACGGAGCTCCAGCCGTCGATCGGTACCCACGGAATTATGTGTCGCGACTGCGACGTTCCCATGCGCTTGTCGACGAACGAGTCGTACATCGTGTGTTCGAAATGCGGGAACCACGACGTGTATTTTGAACCGAGCGTGTCCGGTTTGACGTACGAACAAGAACTGAACACGGACACGAGCGTGCATTTCGCGTACAAACGCATCAACCATCTGCGCGAACTTCTCGCGCAACTACAAGCCAAGGAGCGTTCGGAAATTCCACACGAAGTCATCGCGAAGATGCAGGCGGAGTTCAGGAAGGCTCGAGTGGTCAGCGTCAACGAAGTCACGCAAACCAAGGTGAAGATGTACCTAAAAAAACTGAACCTCAACAAGTTTTACGAACACGCGCGACAGATCACAAACATCCTCAGTGGCAAGCCGCCTCCGATCATCTCCGGTGAGCTGTACGAAACCCTCGTCAACATGTTTCATGACATCCAAGAGCCGTTCGAAGAGGTTTGTCCAAAGAACCGGAAAAACTTTTTCAGTTATTCGTACATTTTGTACAAGTTCTGCGAGCTCCTCGGTGAGATTGATATGATGGAACTGTTCCCTCTGTTGAAGAGCCGGGAGAAGCTCTACCAACAGGATTGTATATGGCGCGATATTTGCAAAATCACCGGTTGGGTGTTCCACAAGAGCGTCTAAAAAAAACGAAAATTACAAAAATCATTTAAAAAAGAAACGCGTTGTAGCTGTAATAATGGAAAAGGTTGATCATTTGGAAGAGGATACGATACAAATACCGAGCCAGCGATTCGCGCTCATTTCGATTGTGTCACCGACGTCGAATCAGAAATTCAGCACGTGTGCGCTGAAGATTCGTGGAGTGTTTGCGACGGAGGACGAGGGTAGACGCCATGCGGAGAAACTGTCCAAAGTGGACACGACGTTCGATGTGTTTATAGTGGACATGTACAAGTGGCTACCGATCCCCCCCGATACCGACAGTATCGAAGACAAGGTGTACCAGGACAAGGTCCTCAACGATCTGATCCAGGGACACAAGGAGCAACAAATACTCGTCAAGCAACACTTTGAAGAACAAAAGAAAAATAACATGAGTCATGTGCCTCCTCCGCAGACCGTGGCCGAAGAAGAACAAGAAGAAGAAAACACCCCTCTGAGTTAGTTTTGCTTTTTGATTGTGATTGTGTTCTTCTTAACAGTCTTACGATATTGATTTTGTATGTCTTTTATTTCACGGTCGTCGTGTTTAGGGTCGTACAAACGATTATGGGCGTTCCAAAACCTGGGGTGCCCGACGCGAAAAGATGTTTTAGGATCGAACAGTCGAGCCTTGTACCAGAACACGACGTCTTCGATTTTGTTACTCTTGATCGTATTATCAAGAACGATACACTCGTAGTTTTCGGTGCAAGCGTCCATAACCTGATTAAACATATCAAACGTGGGAAAAATCCCGAAAAAGTTTTTATAAATCTTTTCCCGATTCTGTAGGATGTTTTCTCTAAACACAAATATGTAGTCGATATTCGACCGCAGGTCGGGAGACAAGTCCATACAATACTGCATGGTTAACATGAAAAACACATTCCAATGACGCCCGTTGTAAAAAATTTGCCGCATGATCTTCTCGCGTAAAAACTTTTTGTCGTACATGCAGTCGTCCAGGATAATAAACACGGGCGTGTCGCGTTCACCGTTTTTGATGAGCGCGCGTTGTCGCGCCACGACCTTCTCTATCACATCGGAACGAAACTCGTTATAGATGAACAAATCCGGAACAAACTCTTGATAAAAGCAATTACCCTCCTCCGTCCCCGACATCACCACACCCGCAGGCAAGTGCTTTTTGTGACACATGATATCTTTTACACACGTCGACTTTCCGCTCATGCGCTTCGCGATATACACCACCACCGAATTGTCTCGCATCGTTTTAGGGTTGAACTTTTTGATCTGAAGATTCATTCGTGTGGTTTTACTTTATTAGGCTTCATTTTTCTTCGCAGCAAACCGCGCGCACGTGTGTGTGTGTGTTCTTTACGTTGAAAATCAACGTATTTTTTTTCTCTGCTTTAATAATATTAACAAACAAACATGGGAGGAGGACTTATGCAACTTGTAGCCTACGGCGCCCAAGACGTCTTCCTGACCGGCAAGCCCGAAATCAGCTTCTTTAAGGTGGTCTACCGCCGCCACACCAACTTCGCCATGGAGTCTATCGAACAGACCTTCAACGGTAACGCCTCCCTCGGTAGCCGCGTGACTTGCACCATCAGTCGCAACGGCGATCTCGTCACTAACATGTGGCTCGAGGTCACCGTCAGTAAGGACACCGAAGTGGTCAACTCCCTCGGTCACGCCCTCATTGAGTACATCGAGCTCGAGATTGGCGGTCAGCGCATCGACAAGCATTACGGTGAGTGGCTCGACATCTGGTCCGAGCTGACCCTCCCCGAAGAGAAGCGCGCCGGGTTCAAGGAAATGATCGGTCGCCGCGACACCGGTACCGCCACTGCGCTGGAGTCCACGAAGCTGTACATTCCCCTGCAGTTCTTCTTCAGCCGCAACCCGGGTCTGGCCCTGCCCCTCATCGCCCTCCAGTACCACGAGGTCAAAGTCAACATCCAGTTCCGCGACCAAGGCAGGCTCGATCTCAGTGCTGGTGCCAAGACTCTCGCGATCTCCAACCCCCGCCTTTTTGTCGACTACGTCTACCTCGACACCGACGAGCGTCGCCGTTTCGCCCAGTCCTCCCACGAGTACCTCATCGAGCAGCTCCAGCACACCGGCCCCGAGACCACCCGTTCCTCCAACTTCCGCCTTAACTTCAACCACCCGGTGAAAGCTCTCGTGTGGGTGGTCCGCCGCCCAGATGCCGAGCCTCTCGAGTGGGGTACTAATGTAGTGAGGACGTACAACGCCGAAAGTGGCTACGACGGCGCCGTTCCCGCGGGCGATGCTTTTGAGACCTGCAAGCTCCAGTTCAACGGCCACGACCGTTTCACCGAACGCGACGCCTCTTACTTCCGTCTGGTCCAGCCTTACCAGCACTTCACCAGGATCCCTTCCAAGTACATCTACACCTACTCTTTCGCCCTCAACCCGGAGGCTCACCAGCCTTCCGGTACCGCCAACTTTTCCCGTCTCGATAACGTGACCCTGACCCTCAACAAGATTAACGACGCAGCCAAGATGGGTAACGATTCCGAGCTCCTGGTGTACGCCATCTCGAACAACGTGCTTCGTATCCAAGCGGGGATGGGTGGCCTCGCCTATTCCAATTAGAAGAATTTTCTCCCTTTTTTTAAAAAAATAAACTAAAAAAAACACTTAAATTCAATTAAACTAAATTAACTAAAAGAATTACCATTTTTTGTTGTATTACATTCGAAACTTGAATAAAACAACACGAAATCGTAATATAAAACCCTTTTACTTAAACGTGCCTCTTTGCTGGGGGGAAGGGGGTGGTTTTGGGGTTCATTGTTGTTCCCCGTTTACACCAATCATCTTCTCTAATTGATTATTACCACCTTCTCCAACACCATCCGGCGCTCTAGTAGTACCTGCTTTAGTTTTAGGACTAACCGAACCGGTGGTATCGTTACGTTTCCGAAAGTACATAAAAATACTTAAAAAGATAAGTATCATTATTGCAAGAATTATAATACCGGTTGACATTTATCATACAGCAATATTTTTTTTCAAAGGACAAATCAAAATTTTTTTTTAGAGTAGTTTACACGAGAGGTTTCGGTCGGTTTTTTTTACCGTACAAACACGTAACATGCCCGTGGAATGGGGGGGGGTGTCTCTCTCTATTTACGTGATCCATGACCGTGTCTGTGTGCCTCGAGTCCTTATTGGTGTTTAATTTCGTTAAAGCGTCCTTCTCGGGATAAGTTGGCCACGTTTTTCCACACGCCATCTTCTTTGTATATACTCACACCTCTGTAACCGCGCTTCGGACACCCAGCGCAGATACCGTTGATGGTATCGGTATCGAACGCCCAGTTTTTGTCGACCAGCCAGTCTCTCATGAAAGAGTTGCACGCAGTCTTGTCACATGTCGAGTCACCAGACGGCGGGGTCACGGGCGCGTTCGCGCATTTCATGGAATATTCATTACACACTAAAGGAGATTCACACGCATTGACCGAACAAGACTCTCCTAAAAATGCTAAAGCTGCTGATCCGCCACCATCACCACCAGTATCTGATCCGCCACCACCACCACCAGTATCTGATCCGCCACCACCACCACCAGTATCTGATCCGCCACCATCATCGTCCTCTCCGGTACCGAAAAGATCTTCACGTTTCCAGTACCCCACGCCTCCCGAAATTGAGCAGAGTAGTATCACTATTACAAGAATAATAATGACTGACATTTTATACTATATACAAAAACTTTATTTTTTCCCTATAAAAAATAAACAAGACGAAACCAACCGTGGTCAACCCCGCTGATTGTACGAACGATTAGTAATAAAACACGAACGCGAACACGAACACGATAAATACGGGCCTTTTTTTTTGTTTCTTTTTAACAACCCGCGGTACTTTGTTTTTAAAGAGGTTCGGTCGGTTTTTTTACCGTATGAACACATACATGCCCATGGAACGAGGAGGTGTCTTTTTGTCGACCATCCAGTCCCTCATGAAAGAGTTGCACGCAGTCTTGTCATATGTCGATACACATGCGCTGGGAAACACAGGTTAGATGAAGTACTCAAATTGACCACGGAGAACACTTCAAATACGGCACGGAACCGGATTCCTATAATGATAAATCATATCTCTTTGTGAATTTGTTAATTCCATGGATTATAGCTTGATCGTGGATAAAAGAATTTACATCTTGGAAAACCACTTCGTTGTTCTTCAAAATGGTCAGCCCGGGCATAGCCCTTGGCTTACTCCACAAGATCTCAAAGTATGCCACTTGCCTATAGGTACCGTCGATATTTTTCGGTACCGTGACTGAGAACAACTGTGTTCCAACAGTTACTCTCCCCAGCCTGAAATTTTCATAACGTGGTGTGTTATAGAAAATATCATCGTTGCACAAATTTTTATTGCGAAATAATGATGAAATGTCATTTACATCTCTGACTCCATGACCATCGTGGGGTGTTATTATGGTATGGGAATTTAAGAAATCTATTTGAGCACCGGCTAAATCGAACCCTTTTACATCACACGGTATCAAATAACCTTCCGATGACATATGTGAAATTTGGAAGGTGTATACGGGTACGGGTACGGGTACGGGCACGGGCGCGTGCCCGCAGATCATTGAATATTCGTCACACACTAAAGGGGATCTACACATATTGACCGAACAAGACTCTCCTAAAGATGCTAAAGCTGCGTTTGCTGCTGATAATGCGTTTGCTGCTGCTAATGCTTCTGCTGCTGCTGTTGATCCACCAGTACTATCAACACCATCAGTCTGTCCATCTTTCTCCTTGCTTGTCCAGTACACACCACCTCCCACAATTGAACACAGTAGTATCACTATTACAAGAATAATAATGGGTGACATTTTATACTTTACAAAACCTTTTTATTTTCCCCCGGAAAAAAATAAACAAGAACCGTGGTTAACCCGCACTCCCCATGCTTCAATACCAGTTGAGTTCGGGTATCAAGTTTGTATGGAACCAATTGATGGAACTCATTGGATGGAACCAATTGAGTTCGGGTATCATGTTTTTCTTCGTGACACACAGTGGGTGTTAAAACAAGACCCCCTTACATATTTATACCAAGGTTCTTTATCTATCACCGCCATGATCATCGTCCTATCCACCATAATCATCGTCCTATCCGCCATAATCATCGTCCTATCCGCCATTGTCCGTTTTCAGTTGTTTTTAACCAACGGTTCTTTGTTTTTAAACCAACGATATTGCAAGTGACTAGCAGCAGCATCACGACATCGTGTCGAACAGAAATGACGGTCTTTCATCATGTATACGGGTCGTGAAATTAAGAGTGTACTCGCGCAAAACGCACATCGAGTAGTCTCCATGGTATAAGTAGTAATAATAAAATCTTTTTTTTTTAAATCAATTATGTCTTCAACGCATCTGGAAATGGGCAGATATATTCGTCAAATTGCGTTTAATGCGCGCACGCAACTCCTTGTCCGAAATTGTCGCGTTAACTTTGGGAAACGTTTTGTTCGGATGGACGGTGCGTTGTATTTTCAAATAGTTCTTTCGCGATAAACGTGGTGGTGGCTGAGTTGGTCGGTTTGTTGCATTCGAGGACGCGATATTCTCAATACGCATGATTAACGTTTGTAAAGTGTTCGCGTTGAGTTGCAATCCTCGGGCGGTTTTTTTCATACTCGTTTTAATACGATTGAGTTCCTGGTACTCGTTGTTAAACGCGTTCATCATATTCGTATTATTATTATTCGAGGAACTAGTATTCATTCTGTTTGTCATAATCGTGTTACCGTTTCGGTTCGACATTAAAACAAAAAGATAAAATACACTTAATGTCGAAAAAACATAAAACGCATAAAATAATAAAAGTTTTTCAAGCGATATATATAATCTGACTCGTGTCCACGGTATGATTGTTCCAATGTTCTAAAAATGCCAAGTCATCCACGTCCATGAGCTGATTGGATCGGTTGATACGGATCCGGTCCATCTCGACGAAACGTATAATCCGGTCATTTGTCAAGTCTTCGACTCCTTGATTGGTTACTGACAAAACGGTTCGACAAATCGGACAATTGGCGTGCTCGCGCAACCACTTTCGCAGACACGTCTTGCAAAAATCATGCCCGCAAGAGGTGTGGGTTGACTTGATTAACGGCACCGAGTTCATACATATCGGACAATCCACTTCCGCTTCTTCCAAATGGTTCGTCAATTGCTTCCCATGCACCTTGCAATAATGTTTGTCCTGAATCGTGTAGCGTGCACGGTTGGAACACTTTTCATGTTTGCGGGTATGCGCGGAACAATACAT